ATCCATCACCCCTCCTTGAGCCGTTGGGGACTTCGGTCCCCTTCGGTTCTTTCTTCACCTCTTGTCATGACAAGGAGTCACCCATGATTTTCTACGAAGGCACATCTCAACTCGACGGTCAGCCCATCGTGGGCATCATGACTGGTCATCGCAAACCATCATCCAATCCCAAGACTGGCTTCATGGCTCAGACTTGGATCATCCGACAAGACATTCACCCATCTGCTGCCATCAAGAGTGGCGAGGACTACAGCATCTGTGGTGACTGCGTGCATCGCCGCGATCCCGCCACGGGCAAGCGTACATGCTACGTCAATCAGATGGGGCCAGCCGCTGTGTTTCGCACATACAAGGCAGGCAAGTATAAAAAACTATCACCTCGGTCGCTGTCTTACGCTCGCTCGCTCCGTGTTGGCTCGTACGGCGACCCTGCCATGATCCCCCTCGATGTCTGGCAGTCCCTGCTTTCTCGCTTTGATCGCTGGACTGGGTACACGCATCAATGGCAGTGGTGCGATCCTGCATACGCCAAGTTCTGCATGGCATCCGTGGAGTCCGACGAGGACCAGCGGCTCGCTGAGGACTTGGGGTATCGCTGCTTCCGCGTCAGGTCTTGTCATGACAAGCACGACGGCTTCATCACATGCCCTGCTTCCGAGGAGGCGGGCAAACGTACAACCTGCGAACGCTGCACATTGTGCGCAGGCAACTTCGATCACAAATCTGGTAGACCGCCCCACATCCAGATCACTGTGCATGGCGTTGGGGCAAGTTCTTTTCAGGAAGGAGCAAGTCATCGCACGATCCCACATCGTGTCGTTCAAGCGTGAACTAGTGCAGAAAGCACACGCTGCAAAATCTGCTGCTGCCGTACGTTTGGCACAGCGTCTTTTATCTCAACACCGTGAGTTACTCACAAGTGAGGAAATCAAATGGCTGGAATCAATCAGCAATTCTCGTTCAACATGACTCTTGATGGCGCACATGCGTTGCACATCGGACGGCACTCAGTCATGGGTGAGCCGTTCAAGGAGTTTGGCTACGTCACTCTTGAAGCGACCAACGTACACGCCAGACATGCCAAGCAACTGACCATCTGGTTTGACAATCGTCTCGATGATGAGGGCCAGTCCGGCTTGACCATCACCGACATCGCACAGTTCGGTTTGTCACTGGCCTCGTGGGCTGCTGACCGCAAGGCCGAGTCTATCGAAAAGGCAGAAGCACAACTCAAGGAGATTACCGATGCCTAACAAACACTTCACCCTTTCATTCCAAGCAGACATCAAGGTCAACGAGGACATCGAGTACTTGGTGCGGGAACTCAATCACGAGAACCTGTCCAACGGCTCCATGCTCAAGACCAACAAGTCTGAGATTCTTCGTCGCATCGTGTCCGCTGGACTCAAGACTGAGTTGGGCCGATTGCGTCAACGCAAGATTGCCGAACTTGATCAACTCGTTGGCAACTCTTGTCATGACAAGACCGCTGAAGAAGCAAGGCAGTACGCCGTCAAAATCACCAACCCCAACATCTACAAGAAAACACAGGAGGCTTACCAAAATGGTTGCAATGACTAACCCACCCAAACCCACCCCGTTCGATCCGGGGAACTGGGGCGACATCGTGGATGACAAGACCATCCAAAACCTTCCCACTCCCACCCAGTATCCGCACACCTACCGCGTGCTGCCTCATGGCACGTTCGTGGACATGGCGGAGCGGCTCCTTGAGTCTCACGGGTTCACCCTGTCCGAGCCAGTCCACTATGCGGCTGCTCCGGTCAAGAACCCCAAGATCAAGGACCACAAGAAGTACGGGAGGTTCCTGTCCCTGTACGGGATCTCTCGGCCTGACCTTCCTGAGACGGGCGACCGTTGGTGGGAGTTTGCCTTGACCAACTCATACGACATGTCCACACGGGCTGGCGGTGCGTTGGGCGAGCGTGTCCAAGTCTGCTCCAACGGCATGACTCTGGGCAAGGTCGCAGGCAAAGTGTCCAAGAAGCACATGCGTGGCCTCGGCTCCGAGGATGACGGCTTCGAGTCCCTGTACAACATGCTCGATGCTTGCATCAGCGGCATTCCGTCAGTGGCTCAGGATCGTGTGCGGCGGGTGGAATGGATGAAGAGTACGGAGTGCAGTGATGACGATGCCAAGCACTGCATCATGGAGGCTGCACGCGAGAGTGTCATTGGTGCTGCGGCGACAATGCGTGTTCTCAGTCACTGGGAGTCTCCAGAGCATCCAGAGTTCCGTGAACGCACCGTAGACTCGCTCTACAACGCCTTCACCTCCAACGACCGTGGTCGCAATGTGATCACGCAAGCGTCCCGCTTCGGGCGGCTCGACAAGATTCTCAACGACCGCTTTGTCCCCGTTGATGTGACCAGTCGCATTGATGATTCCCTGTCAGCGGCTGAGTTCTAACCCTTGTCATGACAAGACCGTTGGTCTGCCACCCTCAGTTCGAGATGGGCTGGGGGTGGTGGGCCAGCAAGGAGTAAAAAATGAGACTACCAAGAAATGATTGGTATGCGTGTACGAACAGCGGGTTCACTCGCGTTGGTCAATGCACGCTTGAAATTGCACGTTCACAAGCACGACGCATGCTGGGCGAGCAGGAGTTCATTCTGTTCACCGCGTATCAACTGCCCCAACTCAAAAGCCGCGTGGAGAGTACGATGGCGTACCACGAGGACTTGGAGGAGGAGCATACGGAGAACATGCGTCACGATGCCGAGACAGGCAGAGAGGATCCTGACGATGAGTGATTACGAACGTATCTACAACAAAGAGTGTGAGACGGTTCAAGGCGAACTGTTTGACTTCGACCACGTTGCAATCTCCAACGACCGGACTGAGTTGATTCTGCCTGAGGGCAAACTCAAACGCATTCACATCAACCAGCATGTCATCCGTGCCAACTCAAAGCGGGAGGAGCGTAAGCCCCCGATCACCATCAAGACCTCCGATGGGAATCACAAAGGCTGGTCGGTTGACATTCACGGTGTCAGTCAGGTCGTGTATCGTCCCGACAAACCACTCAATTGCGGTGCAAAAGTTTGGATGGAAACCACCGCAGCCGTAACACTTAGCCTTACTCCAGAGTAAGATCAACTACCTCCTTGCTCTTGTCATGACAAGAGTGCTTCACTTGTGTCCCCCTGTATGACTTCGGTTGTACAGGGGGCTTTTTTTTGGTATGCTGGTCTTGTCATGACAAGAGGTGTGCATGGGTAAAACGCAGCAAGAACTTGAAGCCGAGATGATTGATCTGGGCAAGGAACGCTACCGCCACAAGGTGAAGCGGGCCAAAGAAACCAAGATGGAGACAACTACGCCAGTGGGCCGCAACCTGCTGCGTGGTGCTGTGGAGAACTTGGAGCAGGGCATCGAGACATGGCTGGCTGCGAATCGTCGTAAGCCCGGACGTAGACATCGTGCTGCCCCCTACATCGAGATGCTGCCAGCAGGAGTTGTCAGTGCTATCACATGTCGGTCGCTGTTGGATTCAATCAGCATGGAGAAAAAAATCACACCCACGGCTGCTGCCATCGCTCGCCTGCTGGAAGACGAGTTGATCTTTCGTGCTGTCGCTGAACAGGAGCCTGCTCTTTGGAAGCAGATGCACCGCGTCATTGATCGACACAAATCACAAAAGACCAAGAGCAAGTTCATCAACCAGACATTGAAGTACCACGAGATGGGCATCAGTCGCTGGGACAAGAAAGATGCAGTCGCTGTCGGCCTGACTCTCATCGAGTTGATGCAGATGTATACAGGCATCATTGAGATCAATACTCGTAAGGACAACAGGGGCAAATCATACACTTACCTTCGTGCGACAGACGGTATAATGGAGTGGATGAGGAAAGGACATGAGGAGGCTGAGGTATTGTTCCCGGTATGGTTGCCATCCGTGGATCGCCCTGTGGACTGGGCCAACCCTTTCATCGGTGGGTACGCAGCCATCAACATCAGGCATCGCCCGCTGGTCAAGACGCAGGACGCGGCCTACCTCGATGAGTTGGGTGTCACGCCTATGGACGATGTGTACAGGGCAGTGAATACACTCCAGAGGGTGCCAGTCCGCTATCACGGCACGGTCGCTGCGGCGGTCCAGTGGGCTTGGGACAAAGCGTTGCCTATTGGTGGTCTGCCCTCAATGGAAGATCACGAGATACCCAACAAGCCTCTTGATATTGATACAAACAGTGAGGCTCGGAAGCGGTGGCGTAAGGATGCTGCACGGGTTCACTTTGAGAATGAGCGGCAAAAGTCCAAGCGTCTGCAAGTGATGAAGACCATGCAGGTCATGAATCGCTTCAAAGACAACAGGGTGTACTTCCCCGGCAATCTGGACTTCAGGGGGCGATGGTACTACATACCTCACTATTGGCAACCACAAGGCCCACCGTGGACGAAAGCGACTCTGAGGTTTGACAGCGGGGCCAAGATCACGGATTCCGGTGCCAAATGGCTTTGGATCAATGCAGCCAATAAGTGGGGGCTTGATAAAGAACCCTTTACCGATCGACATAAATGGACCGATGACAATATCGAGATGATCAAGGCGATTGGTAAGGAACCAACGTCAAATCTGGAATGGACAAAAGCAGACGATCCATTCGGCTTTGTGGCGGCTTGTCACGAAATTTCAGAACTGCACTTGCAGGGGTCCGCGTTTCGCACTACGCTCCCGATCTCTCTTGACGCAACAACGCAAGGCTTGCAGATTTACTCCATGCTGCTTCGGGATCCAGTGTCCGCCTTGTCTACAAACGTGCTGCCGCACCACGAGCCATCTGATACTTATCAGTTGGTGGCTGATCGCGTTATTCAGAAACTCCAAGAGAGTTCTGACTCATACGCAAAGAAGTGGCTTGAGTTTGGCATCACCCGTTCATGTACAAAGCGGCAGACGATGACTTTGTGCTATGGCTCCACCTTCTACTCCTGTCAGTCGTACACCGCAGAGTGGTTTTACAAGGAGTTGCAAGGAGGAAAAGAAAACCCGTTCGTCGATGAAACCTACGCACCGTGTAACTTTCTTGCCGGTCTTATTTGGGAAGCAATCAACGAAGTAGTAGGAGCAGCACACACTTGCATGGAGTGGCTCAGAGAGTGTGCCAAAGTCATGCTTGAACACGATGTCACACCACGGTGGATGACACCGAATGGCTTTCCAGTCAAGATGCGTTACGAAAACTACGACTCACAGACTGTCAAGACAATCGTGGCAGGCAACGTGCGGCGACATCGCATCAACGTCGAGAACGGAACGACAAGTAAACGCAAAACAGTGAACGGCATCTGTGCAAACCTTGTTCACTCTTTTGATGGCATTGGTGGCATCTTTGGACTGACTCTGTTGAAGTGTTTGGATAAAGGAGTAAACAATGTCTTTGGTGTGCATGATGCTGCTTCTGTGTTGGCGACCGACTGTGACCTGTTCAACAAAGCAGTGCGTGAAGCCACCGTCGAAATCTTCAGTGAAGACTGGTTGGGAAAAATCGAAGAAATGTTCTTGACCCTGTTGCCATCTGGAGTACACTTACCTCCCGCTCCCCAACGTGGGGATTTGGATATCACCAAGGTGTTAGAGTCACCTTACTACTGGAATTGAAAGGATTCCCTATGCGACGTACTCTTACCAAGTACACAACCAGCGTGGGCATTGCCCGTTACCCGCACCTGTCTGAACCGGACACCAAGTTCGACGAAGACGGCGTTTACACCACCCAACTGATTCTCGATACCGATGATGTCGAAGAGTTGGAGGGTTTGATCGAAGCCGCCAAGAACGAGTTGGCTGACGAGATCCGATCTCAAAAGCCCAACACCAAGTTCAAAGATGGTGCAAGCCCAATCATGGATCACGACGAAGATGCAACCAAGCGAATCGTCAAGTTCAAACTCAAAGCCAAGGGTGGCAAAGGTTCCGAGACTTGGGACCAAAAGCCAGCCATCTTCGATGCCAAGGCAAAGCCCTTCACCGGCAGCGAGAACATCGGCGGCGGAAGCAAGATCAAAGTGTCCTGCGAGATCGTCCCCTACCACACTGCATTGGCTGGCCTCGGTGTCTCACTCCGACTCAAGGCTGTGCAAGTGATCGACCTCGTGGAGTTCACCGGCAAGACTGGTGATGCTTCGGCTCACGGCTTCTCAGAAGAAGAAGGTTTTGATTCAAGTAGCGTGGAGACTCAGACCTCCCATGCTACCGACGAAGACATCCCCTTCTGATCAAGTATCCTTTCTTCTCCGTCCAGACGGCTCACACCTAGTCTGGATACCAGTGGAACCTGTCCCTGCCTCAAGACCCCGTGTTACGAGGCAGGGCAGGGTCTACTACGGAAAGAGATACACGGCATTCCGAAAACAAGTGGAGACTTTGAAGGATGCATCGACACTGCCAGACATGTTCCCCCTCAGTGGGTGGATGACCATGTTCGCCAGTTTTTACTTGCCTTCTCCCAAGAAGACAAATAGATTGGCCCCCCGTGGTGACGTTGACAACTTTTTCAAAACCCTCGACTCGTTCAATCGGTTCTTGTGGTATGACGATGATCAAATCATTTGTTCAACCACCACGAAGCAATACGGGGACACCCCCGGCATCCTGATTGGAGTGAAAGAAGTTGAGCGAATTCCTCAGACACGAGCCTTGTCCCAAGTGTGGGAGTAAGGACAACCTCGCCCGTTACAGTGATGGGCATGCTTACTGCTTTGGCTGCGAGTACTACGAACATGCAGACGGGCAGGAACGACAACCAGTGGAGAAACCTAAAGTGGCAAACCTAATCAAGTATGAGATCAAGCATCTCAAGCAGAGAAAAATAGATGAAGACACATGTAAGAAGTGGGATTATGGAGTGGGTAAATTCAACGGGCAGGCTTGTCACGTTGCCAATTACCGCGACAGTGAAGGCAATGTTGTTGCTCAGAAACTGCGGTTTCGTGACAAGTCTTTTGTCTGGCTGGGAGAAACGACGAAAGTTGGACTCTATGGTTCGCACCTATGGCGGAACGAGGGGAAGATGGTCGTGGTCACCGAAGGGGAACTTGATGCACTGTCCGTCAACCAAGCCTTTGGACTTAAGTACCCATGTGTCTCGATTCCTAATGGTTGCAAGTCCGCCAAGCGGCTCATCGCCAAGAACATCGACTGGCTCGAAACTTTTGAAACTGTTGTTCTGTGCTTTGACCAAGATGAGCAAGGCCGTGCGGCTGCCAAGGAGGCGGCGGAAGTCCTAAGCCCCGGCAAGGTCAAGATCGTTACATCACTCGGATTCAAAGACGCAAACGAAGCGTTGATGAATGGCAACTCTAAGGCAATCGTTGACGGAATCTACGGAGCCAAGACCTATCGACCTGACGGTGTGGTGGATGGTGCGGACTGCTGGGATCTGATCACCGAAGAACGCAACATCAAGTCTGTGTCCTACCCGTGGGCTGGACTCAACGAGAAGTTGTTTGGCATGCGTGGCGGCGAGTTGGTGACCCTGACCGCAGGCACGGGTGTTGGTAAGTCATCGGTTGCCCGTGAACTGGCGTACCACCTGATGGGCGTGGGTGAGAAGGTGGGCTACATCGCCCTTGAAGAATCCATCCGAAAGACATCCGAATCTTTGATGGGTATTCACATGGCAAAGCCCCCACACCTGTGGGACGAGAGCATTACGTTGGAGATGAAGCGTGATGCTTTTGAGAACACCGTTGGCTCGGGCAAGTGTGTGATGTACGACCACTGGGGGTCTATTGATCCGAGTAACCTCCTCAATCAAGTGCGGTACATGGCTCGTGCGATGGACTGCAACTTCATCTTTATTGATCACCTTTCCATCGTGGTGTCTGCTCTGAGCGAAGGCGACGAGCGTCGGATGATCGACAACACCATGACCAAGTTGCGGAGCCTGATCGAAGAGACTGGTGTCCACCTGTGCCTGATCTCACACCTCCGCCGTCCAGAAGGCCGGTCACACGAAGAGGGTGGTTCTACTTCTCTCGCCCAACTCCGTGGCTCTCACGCCATCGCACAACTCTCTGACGCAGTGATCGGCTGCGAGCGGAACCAGCAGGACGATACGAACGCCAACCACTTGACCTTGCGTGTCCTGAAGAACCGTTATGCTGGGGACACGGGCGAAGCCTGCACTCTGGAGTACGGTCGTGAGAACGGGCGACTTCTTGAGTGGGTTCCACCCGACATCGTTGAGGTTCCGAATGGCGAGTAAGCGTTACGAACGCATCAGGAATATGGGCTTCAGCCGCTGCCGAAAAGGGCTGGAGTTCCATCCTCCTGTTGACATGAAGACGATTGAAGATGTCGAGGGTGCGAAGGGTGCGGAGTATTGCGACATGCCTTGGAAAGGCGAGCCGTATCCGTACACCAAGATTGCCAAGCACATCAGCGAACAGGAAGGGCGACCCATCACAAGACAGCGTGTGGAGCAGATTGAAAAGTTCAGTCTGATCCCACGACTCAAGTTGGGTCTGGTACAAATACCAGAGATTCGTGATCTACTTATCGAGATGGGATACAAGCAACAAGTAAAGGAGATTCTGAAGTATGCCGAAGAAAATAATCTTTGACATAGAGACGAATGCAATCAAGGACTTCAACACACTGTGTGGCCTGAAGACTTGTCATTGCATTGCCATGAGCATCGACGGGAAAGACCCCGTGATCATGGAAAACGGTGACGCACTGCAACTCATGCAGGAAGCAGAAATGCTGATCGGGCACAACATTATGAAGTTTGATCTTCGTGCCCTCAAACGTCTGTACCCCGACTTCAACTACCAAGGCGAAGTGCGAGACACTCTGGTGATGAGCCGTTTGTTGTTTGGTGATTTGATGTCAACTGATCACCAATCTATTGATTTCCCAAAGAAACTAATGGGTAGTCACTCACTCAAAGCGTGGGGTGTCAGGCTGGGCATCCACAAAGGCGACTTTGGTGAGGACACTGATTGGGCATGCTTCACGCCGGAGATGGCTGAGTACTGCAAGCAGGACGTAGCGGTAACCGCTGCTCTCTGGAAGCGGATTCAAGAGGAGGATCCTGACTTCCGCCCCACCCAACTGGAACACGACTTCGCGGCAATCATTCACGCACAAGAGATCAACGGATTCGTGTTCGACGGAGAAAGGGCTAGAGCCTTACACTCCACGCTGCTCGATGAGAAGTGCCGCATCAAAGAGCAACTCCAAGAAGTCTTCCCACCAGCCATCATCCAGTTGAAGACAAAGACAAAAGAAGTACCGTTCAATCCCGGCAGTAGAAAGCAAATCGCGGAGAGACTGATTGAGAAGTATGGGTGGGAACCTGCTGACTACACCGAATCTGGACAACCCAAAGTAGATGAATCAGTACTAACGTCCCTCCACTACCCCGAGGCCAAGTTGGTTGCCAGATACTTGCTTGTCAACAAGCGTCTGGGCCAACTGGCTGAGGGGGAGAACGCATGGCTTAAGTTGGAGAAAGGGGGTAGGATCCACGGCTCTGTGAACCCATGTGGTTGCGTGTCTACGCGATGCACACACAGCAAGCCCAACATGTCTCAAGTCCCCAGCGTAGGCTCCCCGTGGGGTAAGGAGTGTCGTGAACTCTTCACGGTGGAGCCGGGAAACGTGTTGGTGGGTGCAGATATGAGTGGGTTAGAGTTGCGTATGTTGGCTCACTATGTGCATCCGTATGACCAAGGTCGATACACTGCGGAAATCCTTGATGGCGACATCCATACAGCAAACCAAGAGGCGGCGGGACTTGAGACTCGCAACCAAGCCAAAACCTTTATCTACGCCTTCTTGTATGGAGCGGGTGATGAAAAGATTGGCTCCATCGTTGGCGGTGGTCGTACTGCTGGTCGCCGCATCAAAAAGCAGTTTCTTCAGAGAATGCCCGGCATTCAAAAACTACAGCAAGCCATCAAGACTGCGATTCGGCAACGCCCGCATCTGGTGGCCCTTGATGGACGGAAGTTGAAGATTAGGTCAGAGCATTCTGCCTTGAACCTTCTACTCCAATCGGCTGGGTCAATCGCCATGAAGAAAGCCACAGTCAACTTGTGGAACTACATCAGTCACATGCCAAACATCAAAGCCAGACAGGTGGCTCATGTGCATGACGAGATGCAGATTGAGTGTCGTGAAAGTCAGGGGGACGCGGTAGGTAAATTGGCTGTGGATGCTATGAAAGATGCCGGTGATGATCTTGGTGTCAAGTGCCCTCTAACAGGAGAGTACAAGATCGGTTACAATTGGGCTGAGACACACTGATGGAACTACCCGAAGACAACGAACTGTTTGATGTCCCCGCAGAAGCCATGATCAAGGAACTGCAAAGTCGGTTCGATGAGATGGTGTTCCTTGGGGCCATGAACCTGACCAAGAAAACAGAGGACATCACGGTTGCGTTCAGTGGTTCATACCACGCCGTCATCGGTCTTCTGGAGATTGGCAAGATGGCATCCAAAGCCGGAGGAGCGTTGTCTGAAGATGAAGACCCTGTTGGTTGATGGAGATGTAGTCCTGTACGAAGTTACCACCGCAGTGGAAGAGGCTATCTGCTGGGGCGATGACTTCTGGACTCTCCACGCCGACATGAAAGTGGCACGGGGCAAACTCAACGCCAACCTCGCCGAACTTCAAAAGACGCTCAAAGCCGACAACATAATCGTGGCCCTCAGTGATGTCGGCAACAACTTTCGCAAACATCTATCACCTGACTACAAAAAACACCGCAAGAAAAAGCGGAAGCCTGTCATCTACTACGAACTACGCGAGTTCTGTGAAGATGTCTATGACTGTGTTTGCTGGAACAATCTGGAGGCAGACGATGTTCTCGGCCTTCTGTCCGACTCGTATGTCAATTCAACAATTGTGACCATCGACAAGGACTTGCGGACCATCGCAGGTAATCACTACAACCCAATGAAACCAGATGAGGGTGAAACATGGGTGGATGGTAAGGAAGCAGATTTCAACTTCTACAAGCAAACCCTGATGGGGGATCTGGTGGATGGCTACAAAGGCTGCCCCGGCATTGGCCCCAAGACGGCTGAACGCCTGCTCAAAGAGCATGGCTCCTCGTGGGAAACAGTCCGTGACGCATACCTAAACGCTGGCGAGACAGAGGATTACGCTCTCCTTCAGGCTCGCATGGCTCGGATTCTCCGTCCCGGCGAGTACAACGAGCGAACTGGAGAACCAATCCTATGGCAACCGTGAACCGTACCGAACTACTGCAAATCCATTCTGAGGTCTGTAACAAGGCCAGACGGCTTATGGAACGCAAAAACCATGACTATAGCGGCGGGGACAACCAAGAAGACCCATTTCTCAACTTTACAAGGGTAGAGAAGTTAGGAATCACCAGCACAGAGCAGGGCTTCTTGGTTCGCATGACTGATAAAGTCAGTAGGCTGATCACGTTCTGTCAGACTGGAACCTTCAAGGTGGAGGATGAAAAACTTGAAGATACCATTACTGACTTAATTAACTACTCCATCCTCCTGTACGCCTACTCTATGGGCACTAATAAGGACACCTCTACGGAATGAGCGATTCAAATACCCCCTCAAATGACATTCCCAGCGAATTTCAGTCAGGTAACTGGCCTGCTATTCCTGAATCAATTATTACTCGTTTGAACGAGTGTTTCCCCGAACGATCCGCTGATTTGACATGGGACGAGAAGCAAGTTTGGTTTGCGTCCGGTCAGAGAAGCGTTGTTCGTTTTCTCAATCAAGTGTTCTTAGAACAGAACGAAACAGTCCTATAAGGAGTCAACTATGTGTGTAGGTGGTGGTGGCGGTGGTCGCCCTTTATTTCAACCGACCCCCATAACTCCCGTGGCTCCTCCGATGCCCCCGGATCAGATTGACTTGCAGGGTGTGCCCCAGATGGCCCTCCAGCAAATGATGGGGCAGGCACGGGCAAAAACTCAGTCAGAACTGCGCCGAGGCAATCGCCGTTTGGGTAGCCGACGCATGATGACTATTCCAAAGAGTAATTACTGATGTATCAGACTGGCACTATGAGAGGGCAGTACGAGAGAATGGCAGCACGCCGCTCTATGTACCTTGACCGTGGGCGTGATTCGTCGCGTCTCACCATTCCGACATTGCTGCCTGACGCTGGTAACAACGAAGCCACCAAGTTCCCTACCCCGTATCAGTCCGTTGGTGCGAGAGGTGTGAACAACCTAGCCTCTGCTCTTCTTCTTTCTCTACTCCCTCCCAACGCACCATTCTTCCGACTCGTCCTCGATGAAGGTGAGGAGAGGAAGATTGAGGGCATTGACCCAACCATTCTCTCGGAGGTGGAGGATTCCCTTTCTCAGATCGAACGAGCGATTAACAAAGAGATTGAAAGCGGCAACATGCGTGTCTCTCTCTTTGAAGGACTCAAACATTTAATTGTAACTGGCAACGTGCTGATGTACATGCCAGAGGATTTACCTGTTCGAGTGTGCCGTCTTGATCGGTACGTTGTCAAGCGATGTCCACAAGGCTACGCCCGATGCATCATTCTCAAAGAGACAGTGCATCCCTCGATGTTGCCGCCTGCGATACGAGAAAAAGTAATGGCAGGTGTGGAGTCTTCACAAGAACATGTGGAGATGTACACAAAGCAAGAAGCAATTGACATAGACAATGTTGAGATTACACAAGAGGTCGGTGGTGTTCCGATTCCTGAAGTAACCCAGCAATTCAAAAAGAGCGAAGCCCCCTTCCTTGCACTCCGCATGGTTCGCGTCGATGGTGAAGATTATGGTCGTGGTTATGTAGAACAGTACTACGGCGACCTGTCCTCCTTGGAGGGTCTGAGTAAGGCCATCGTTGAGGGATCTGCGGCGGCTGCTAAGATCCTGTTTCTCGTTAACCCGAACGGCACAACTCGTGCCCGGACACTTGCAGAGTCACCTAACGGTGCAATTAGAGAAGGATCGGCAAATGATGTCAGTGTATTGCAAACGCAGAAAGCGGCGGATTTCAGCGTTGCTTTTAGTGCAATCAAGCAAATTGAAGATCGGCTTTCGTATGCATTCCTCCTCACCGAATCAACTATACGCAATGCGGATCGGGTCACGGCTGAAGAAGTCCGACTCGTAACGCAGTCGATTGAAAAACAACTGGGTGGGATTTACTCCGTACTGTCTCAAGACTTCCAACTTCCAATGCTCAAGCGAGTGATGAAGCAGATGTCCAAAGACAAAAAGTTGCCATCATTGCCGTCCGACAAGATCGTGCCAACCATCATTACTGGTGTGGAGGCATTGGGTCGTGGTTCAGACTTGAACCGATTGGACAGTTACTTGGCTGGCATTGCACAGATTTTGGGTCCGCAAGCAATCCAAGAATACGTCAATGTCTCTGAATACCTCAGCAGGCGTGCTGCCTCGTTGGGTATTGATCGTCGTGGTCTTGTTCGTACTCAAGAAGAACTTGATCAGATGCGGCAACAAGCCGCTATGGCCCAAATGGCCCAACAGGCTGGACCGCAAGTGCTTGCCAATGCGTCCGACGCCGCAACCCAACAACCAGAACAATGAGTGACCATCAATCCGTAAACATCATTCCCGACAACATGGAGAACGCTCCATCGTTGGAACAAGAAGCCGCAGCAATGGAGCAACAACTCGGTGAGCCGCAAGCCCCGCAAGAAGTCGAAGTTGACGAATACACCGAGGAACGACCCGCGTGGCTCCCTGAGAAGTTCGACTCGCCAGAAGCCCTCGCAGCCGCCTACGCCTCCCTCCAATCAGAGTTCAGCCGAGTAAGAGGCGAGCAGGTAGAAGGAGAGGACTACGGTGAAGAAGGTGAAATCCAGATCGCACCGTTTAGCGATGAAGACATGATGCCCTTCACAATGGAGTTTGAGCAAACCGGCGACTTGTCTGAAACCTCTCGACAGGCGTTGGCGGAGCGTGGCTTACCTCGTGAAATGATTGATCGTTACGTCGAAGGCATGCAGGCTCAGACCCACCTTGAGTTGATGAATGTGTACGACACAGTGGGTGGAGAAGACAACTACGCCGCTATGGTTGACTGGGCTGCTCAGAACCTTGACCCCCAAGAGCAAGAATCCTTCAACCACATCGTTACGACTGGCGATCAGAATGCGATGATGTTTGCAGTAAACAGTCTTCGTGCAAGGTGGGAAGCATCTGGTCAAATGCCACAGCCTCAGTTGCTGCAAGGTGATTCTGGGTTTGAGGGGGCATCCGAACGCTTTGAGTCCTTGGCTCAAGTTACTGCCGCAATGAAAGATCCTCGGTACAAGACAGATTCTGCATACCGCCGGTCTGTTGAACTTCGTCTTGCACAATCTCAAGTCCTGTAAGGAAATCACATGCCTAATAAACCCGGATACAAAACTACAGAATTCTGGCTGTCTCTTTGTGCAGTCGCCCTTGGTGCGGTCATCGGATCAGGAGTCATTCCTGCGGACGGACCTTGGGTTCAAGTCGTTGCCTTGTTAAACACAGCCTTGGTAGCCATGGGCTACACAGGTTCTCGTCTGACCCTTAAGAATGGAGCCAAGTAATGAAGAAAAAGATGACTCCCAAGCAAAAGCGTTTGGCTGCTCTTGCTCCTCCTCGTAACAAAATCACCAAAGCCGACATCATTGTCGGTGCAAAAAAGAGAGGCGGTAAGAAGTAATGGCTTACGGCAAACCTAAGAAACCAGTTCCGGTTAAGAAACCTAAACCAAAAAAGGGGTATTGATTATGATGCACGGTAAACGCAAAAAGAAAAAAGGGTCAATGCAAAAGTTCTTGGAAAAAAACCAAGTTTTCAAGAGCATGGAAAAACCAGCCCCTGCTCCTGCTCCTGCTGCTCCTACCGCTCCTCGTCCGATACCAACACCTAGAACAGTTGGCCCAACTGGTGGCTTGTTGCGCAGTCTTCTCCGTATTCAAAATGCTATGGGTGGCGGCTCGGCTGCTAACGCTAGGGGAGTTGGAGCGAGTCTTGGTCGAAAAATTGAATCAACTGTCAGACCCGTTCCCGGCCTACGACGCGAGATGGAAAAAGTAAACCGTCGCGTTCGTCAGAGGTTTGGTGCTAAGTAATGTCTAGCCCAAAGCCCACCAACCCTGCCTTGTGGTCACGAGCAAAAGCATTGGCTCGCAAGAAGTTCAAGGTGTACCCGTCTGCGTATGCCAACGGCTGGGCGGCTAAGTGGTACAAGTCCAAAGGCGGCGGGTGGCGTGGGGGTAAGAAATGAAGCATGCCAAACGCTCTGACATGAAAATCAAGGCTGACAAGAAAAAGTTCAAGCCACACATGATGTTCCCTAAAGGTGGCGGTAAGCCTAAGTTTGCCAAGACCTACGAAGATCACATCCGACTTGGTAAGCAGGGGTACGGGCATACGAAGCCCAAGAAATGAGTTATCAAGGCGGTCTTCGGAAGTGGTTCAAAGAGGACTGGCGTGATGTCAAAACTGGGGAGAAGTGTGGTCGCAAGTCAGCCAAAGGTGGATCAAAGCGTCCCTACCCAGCATGTCGCCCAGCAGCCGTAGCAAAGCGACTTACGATCAAAGAAAAGAGGGCCACTGCTCGTCGCAAGACTGGTAGTGGTCGTGTCAATTGGCAAATCACCGCATCCGGTAGAAGGAGAAAACGTGGCAATTAATTATCGTGGCGAAAGATTCTCCGGCTACAACAAGCCCAAGAGAACCCCCGGCAAATCCAAGAAGTTTGCTGTGTTGGCAAAGCAGGGAAGCAAGGTTCGATTGATCCGATACGGTGATCCCAACATGAAGATCAAGAAGAACATTCCCGGTCGGCGTAAGAACTTCCGAGCAAGACATGGCTGCGACAGCCGACCACCAAGCAAACTGTCTGCTCGATACTGGTCATGTAAGAAGTGGTAAAATGTGGAATGCGTTATTTACTGCTTTGTTTCAGGTACTTCTTCCATTCGTACTTGCGGGCAAAACCGCCAAAGACGCCACTCGTCCTCCTGAGCATCACGCTTGGAAGCGTCGGATGTCAGAGTTCGAGCGTCGTATTCGTGGAAGAAAGTGATGGACTCGTGAGGCTCGGCCCCGATGTCCGTGGAAAAGTCTACTATTGGGATGGTGAGGGATGGTCCCTCTCGTCTTCTGTAGTCCGGTTACCAGAAGGTTGGTATGCCGGATCTTTGAATGGTTCCGACTCGCGGCCCGCTCCGGCGGATAACTGAAAACGAAGAACTAATCAACTTTAAGGGTTTATTGAAAAAGGAGTCACAATCGTGGCATATTCAATTACTAGCCCCAACCGTTTTGGTACGAATGCTGCCAATACAGGTGCAGGGGTTGATGCACTTTTTCTCAAGGTTTTCAGCGGCGAAGTCCTGACCACCTTTGAGGAAACCAACTTGATGATGGGGCTGCACCGTGTGCGAACCATCGCCAGCGGCAAGACTGCTCAGTTCCCAGTGACTGGCGTTGCTTCCGCTAAGTACCACACCCCCGGCGAAAGCGTCTTGAATGACGATGACGGCGGCGGTCAATACTTGTCCTCCATCAATCACAGTGAGGTCACCATCTCCATTGACGGTGTTCTTACCTCGTCCGCATTCATTGCTGACATTGATGAAGCCAAGAACCACTACGATGTGCGTGGAATTTACTCCACCGAAATCGGACGGGCTTTGGCTTACCACGCGGACCGAGCAGTCATGCGTACTGTTATTGCAGGGGCACGAAAAACCACTGACCGCTTCGGAACGGCTGCATCTACTGACTCAGCGGTTGAAGCAAGTAAGTACCTCGGTGGTGTTATCAGTATTGATGGTACTGCTGCTGCTACGGCTACTCATATTCTCTCCGAAGGTGAGTATGGTGGCCCAACCGGCACGAACGCAACTCTTGGAACCCAACTGTTTGAAGGCATCTTCAAAGCAGCCAACTTGATGGACAAGAAGAACGTCAGCCGTGATGGTCGATACTGCATTCTCAGCCCAGATAACTACTACAAGTTGCTGACTGAGAACAAGGATGCCATCAACCGAGACTTCAACCCAGAAGGCAACGGTTCGTTGTCCGGTGGTCAATTGGTCGAGATTGCTGGTATTCAGATTCTGAAGTCCACCCACTTGCCTTCTGGCGACGAGTCTTCGTCACAGGATGCAAACTTTGGTGACAACGCCATCAATAACGATGTGTTCGGTGTGGCACAAGGCGGCTACTCCGGCGTTAACTTCACTGGTACTCAAGGTATTGTCTTCCAAACTGAAGGCGTGGGTAGCGTGAAGTTGATGGATCTGTCTTTGGAGTCTGAGTACTTCATGGAGCGTATGGGTACGCTTATGCTTGCCAAGTACGCAATGGGTCACGGCGTTCTTCGTCCTGAAGCCTGTTACGAGTTGGTGGACACCGGATCCTAATCTGGTACACTGATTTCGTCTGAGTTCTCCACTTGGGGCCACCCGTAGTTCTGCTATGGGTGGCCCTATTCTTATGCAAAAGGAGCATCAATGTCTGTTCAAATGACCACGGAACTTAATGCGGTAAACACCATGCTTAGTGCTATTGGTGAGCCACCCGTAACTACGCTCGATGGGCAAACAAATGCTGATGCTGCTATTGCACAAAACATCCTATTAGAAATTAACCGTGAAGTACAAACAATGGGCTGGCACTTCAACACCCAACACGACGTTGAGTTTGTGCCAGATACCGACAAGCAAATTGTGCTTCCTACTAACGTGGTACGCATCGACATTGATCCTCGTGCCCGTAACACAGATTCAGACACAGTTCAATCTACAGTTGACAATCGAGACATCACTCAGCGTGGAACACGCTTGTTTAACCGATCAAAGAACACGTTTGAGTTTGAGAAGAAAGTAAAGGTAACAGTCATTTTCTTGTTGCTGTTTACCGAACTACCAGAAGCAGTACGTCGCTACATAACAATCAAGGCTGCTCGTGTGTTCCAAGACCGTATGGTTGGCTCACAAAAGCATCATGCGTTTAGCCGAGCCGACGAGATTCGTGCTTTGGCTTTGATGAAAGAGTTTGAGATGGATACATCAGACCACACCATCTTTGAAAACTACGACATCTTCCGAATCGTAGCACGAGGGGATGCACAACGGGGTCTGCTCTAATGCCACTGATCCTTACTTCTGTTCCCGATCTTACCGGCGGAGTGTCGCAACAACCTGTGTCACAACGCGGTGTCAATCAATGCGAAAACCAAGTAAACGCAATGCCATTGATGGTGGGTGGTCTAATCAAGCGACCTCCACTCAACCACGTTACCGAGATCAAAAACGGAACAAACAGTATTGACATCAACGCCAATGCTTTTACTCACTTTGTGCGTCGAGACAACGACGAGGAGTTTGTCATTATTGCAGACGGCAACGGTGGCCTAACAGTCAACACGCTTGATGGCACATCGAGAACGGTGTACATCGACAATAACCTTGCCGGGGATGATTTTTACATTGGTAACGAGGGTGATGCTCCCGGTGGTGCAAACGACCTTGCAGATCCGGGTGCAGTTCTTCGTGCGTTTACGATTGGTGATGTGACATTTATCGTTAACACAGCGATTACCCCTGCGATGGCTGCTGATGTAGCACCTAACTCTCGTCTTCAAGCCAACGAAGAAAAAGAAGCACTGATTCGTCTTAATGCGGTAGGTGGTGTAGACAGCACATTTAGCATCACAGTCAAATTGGGAAGTGCAAGTGCCCTAACAGCATCAGTCACTTTTCAAGGCGACGATGATGGTGTTGTGGCTGATATCAGTACAGTTGCAGAAATCTTGGTGGATGGTGATGCCACTGGACACACAAACTACACCTACTCTGGCACTGGGGGAGGACTTAATGGAATTGCTGGCATTGCTGCTCAACACGCCAACGGTGTCATTCACCTTGATGCGGACACCACCGACTTTACGGTAACCTGCTCAGACTCTTTTGGTGATGCAGCGTCCACGGTTATCCGAGAGGCCACGACGTTCTTTGGCAGCCTTCCTCCTACCGCACCGCACATGATGATTGTCAAGATTGAGGGCAACCCTGAATCACAAGTTGACGATTACTATGTGCAATTTTTTGGGGACGGCTTATCAACCAGTTTGGCAAAAGATAGTGGAGGAGCCTTTACTAACCCTGACGTTGGAACGATGGTAAAGGGTAAGTGGGTAGAGTGCCCAAGGCCCGGAGTTGTATTTAAGTACGACTACAAAACAATGCCACACATCTTGGTACGACAGCCTAATGGTACGTTTGTATTTACTACAGCAGACGGTGTGCAACCTGTTGACCCCGCCGATATTCCCAACGCTACAGGAAGCATCAACACCACTGTTGACTGGGCCACGTTCAAGTTTGCTGACCGCACGACTGGCGATGATCTTACAAACCCACTACCTTCGTTTATTGGTCAGGCCATCACAGACATTACGGTGTTTAAGAATCGACTTGTAGCAACAAGCGGAGAAAACGTAACGCTTTCTGAGATTGGCTTTTTCTTCAACTTCTTCCGAACCACCGTTACCCAACTACTGGACTCCAGCACCATTGATGTAGGGGTGGGTGGAACAGAGATTGCCAAACTAGATCGGGCTGTTCCATTTAGTGACCGTCTTATGCTCTTCTCGCAACGTGCCCAGTTCTCTCTGGCGGGCGAAGCAGTGCTAACTCCACTTACTGTGTCGATTACTAATGTAACGGACTTTGATGCAGATACTACTTCAGCCCCCGTTCCGGCTGGTGCGTCTTTGTTCTTCGCATTCAAGCGTGGGTCGTTCTCTGGATACCGAGAGTACTTCAAGGCTGGCACAGCGGCAGACATTCAGTTTGATGCGTTAGACATCACAGAGCAAGTTCCTAAGTTTATCGAGGGGACAGTCAAGCGTGCCGTGACCTCTACTCATGAAAACCTACTTGTGATCCAAGCGGCTAGTGCAACCAAACTTTACGTTTACAAGTACAACAATACCAATAGAGGCAAAACACAATCTGCTTGGTTTACGTTTGAATTCAGTAACGCCACTGTTGTCAATATCCAGTTTGTTGGAACATCCCTGTTCATGTTGGTAAAGAGGGGTAGTAAGACATTCTTGGAACGCATGGACTTGCAGACCGGCCTCAAGGACACAGGCTCAACTTACGTCACCACACTGGACCGACGCTTCTTGATTGCAGACCGAACAAGTGCGACCGAAACCACCACTACTTACACCATTACTGGTACAGAACTAGACACCTCACTGACATACAACGCAGTTACTCAAGGTGGGGAAGTACTTACCATCAATAGTGTTACAGCAGCCGGTGGCAATACTACTATTGTTGTCAACTCTGTCGTAGACGCTGGGGTGTCGGTGTTTTTCGGACTGCCCTACACCATGACTTACGAGTTTTCCAAGCCTCTGTTGAAGCGAGGAACGCAGGACGGCAAGATTGACGTTGTGTCTACAGGTCGCCACCAGTTGCGATACATGACACTGGAGTACGACGATACAGCCTCGTTTACTCTTCGTGTTACGCCGCAAGTCGGGGGTGCTGACGGTACGCCGATTGACTACCCGTTCAGCGGTAGATTCTTAGCGGCAACTGCAACGCTTGACAATATTCCCAGCGAGACTGGCTCTTTCCGCATTCCGATTTTCCTGAAGTCTCAGAATGCCAAGATTGAAATTATCAATTCGTCGGCACTTCCTAGTAATATCCAGTCAGCGGAATTTGAAGCACAGTACACCACTAGGATCGAGCAACAACAGTGACCGGAATCGTTGAGTCAAAGAAATCACATGTCGCCGCCGTCTACAACAACCTGAGACAGGCAGACCGCGACGAAATCGAGGCGTTGGGCAAAGATGCCTTTACGTCCCTGCGTCAAGGGTTCCGCGAGTCCGCTCCCTGCTACACATGGATGTACGAAGACGAACCCTCAGCCTTGCTGGGGTGTGTGCCTTACAGCAATGGAGCAGCAGCCATCTGGATGCTTGGCACTGACAATATTGCTAACCATAGGTACGCCTTTATGAAAACCTGTGTGCCATTTCACAAAGAACTGGTACGTCCCTACCAATTAACCGCAAACGTCGTAGACGAAAGGAATGAGGTTCACATGCGATTCATTAGATATCTCGGATACAACTTTATTGCACGACGTTTGATGGGGCCAAACCAAATGCCCTTTATTGAGTTTGCGAGGTTAAACCATGTGTAACCCAATTGCTTTTGTTGGTGGTGTTGCCTCTATTGCTGGAGGAGCGGCACAGGGTAGAGCAGCACGGCGACAGGCTGCACAACAGGCTGCGTACAACCGACAGGCCGAAGCCGTTGGTCGTATCAACTACGAACGCATGGTTGCTTATCAAGCCCAACTGGCAGAGTTCCAAGAAGACCAGTACACCGCAATGGCAGTCTCAAGTGAGCAAGCCCTTGGCAACGTGTTCGGATCAATCTTGAATCGAGTCAAGCAAGTAGAACTGGCAACCAAGCAGAACGTCACCAAGTTTTCGCAGCAGGCCGCATCTCAAATGGCGTTTGGTAAAGCAGCGGCTGCTGAGTCTGGAGTAACCGGCAACAGCATTGCGTTGATGGCTGACGGCTATGCCAAGTTGGAAGATGAGGCCAACACCAACTCTTTCGCCAACTTAGAAGGCGAGATCCTCCAGCAACAGGCAACGATGGCTGGATACCGTGCTTCGTATCAATCTGCACTCAACAGCAAACTTCCCCCACCCTTGGCTCCGGTTCAGTTGCCAACACCGCAGGGTCAAGTTACTCAACCTTCTTCTGCTCCTTACATTCTTAGCGGCATTGCTCAGGCTGCCAACTTTGCGATTCCGTTTATCAAATAGACCTAAAGGAACCACACATGGCTAAAAGACCACAAAAACGATCTGGTGATTTGCAGGCTCCGGCCCTCAATGCACCACAGTTGGGTGTCACTTCACAGCCTGTGGACACTCGTGTTACTCCAGCAGCAAACGCACCGCAGGCTCCACAGTTGTTGCCAGAGCCAGCCAAGCCTGACATGCAGGGTGCGAGAGACTTGGAAAACATGGGCCGTGCCTTGGGCGATCTGTCTAAGACACTGTTTGGTTACGCACAAGTCAGTAAGGAAAGAAGGACACAAGAGAAGAAAGACACTCGTGACGAGGCTCTGCGGAGACTCCGAGAGGGAGCAAAGCCCTTTGAGGAGATGCAGAAAAAGGGCGACCTTACTGGTGCTACTCCTCCTCAGTTGAAGGGTGTCAGCATCGCTTACGGCACTTACGCGGTTGAGCAAGCAATGCTGGACTGGCAGCAGCAAGTTGAAACTTTGCGAGCAGACCCCGGATATCTAAAAGCAGATGGCTGGCAGTCACACCTAAGCGAAATCCTGCAAAAACGATACAACGAGTTTGCGGGTCTTGTCAAAGCGGGTGGTCGGCCTGATGCTTTTAACCGTGCATTTAACAGGCTGGCAAAAAATGCCCAAGATCGAGTCCAAGCAGATCATGCACGTTGGTTGCAAGGGGCTGCGGAAGATAAGCGGCAGGAAGGCGTTCGTGGCGAAATTCGCATGATTTTGGGGAATGCTCTTGATGATGCAGACAGTTTTGATCTAACCACTCCACAAGGAGAAGCCGATTACGCACGGGCAGTTACTGATCAACTCAATGTTTTGTTGCAGGACGGCTACGGGCAGACTTACTCTGAAGATGCTTATCCCACAGTCTTTGGCAAAGCCTTGATTGATCTTGCAGCAATGGAAGACTCGGTTACCGAAATTGCGTTGTTTGCTTTGAGCAACCCAGACCTTGGTGACCTGCTTCAGAATAACCAAGAAGTTCGTGAGTACTTCTTTGCCAATGAAAACAAAATTAATGATGTTCGATTAGCAGGCCGAGGTCGAACGGCACAGGCTCAGGTTACTGGCTACGCGGGAACAGTTGAAGCCAGACTGCTCGAAAGTTTTGGCAATGTCTTTAGTGTTGATGGTCGAGGTAAGGATTCACTTCCCGCAGCACTTGGTGGCGACCCTATTGCGATTATTTCTGGAATTATGGAAGAAGCGGAGCAAGGTAGTACGAACAACGTGACCTTTTCAATAGACGCTTCAGGCCTCAACGTGACTCTTCAATCTGTCCTTGACCCAACTAAAACAGCAACCATCAATATTAAAAATGCTTACGAGTCAGCAAGACAGACGGCAATCAACAACTTCATCGGGGACGCTGGTCCTGCGGCAGAAGCACTTGCGGCTGACAGGTTTGGAACAATTCCAAGATCAGTAGCCAAAATTCAATCCGGTATTGCTGCAATCCGTAGTTATACACCACTGGATGACCCAGAGGCGAACGCAAATGCTCTTAGACCAATTGCAGAGGCTTACGATCTTTGGGCTGCATACAACACTCGGATGCACTCTCGTCAATTGACTACAGATGCGGGAGTTGGAGAACAGGGTGAGTTGCTGATGCGTGCAATCCACATGTTGGTGCGGCAACCTGAAAATGCACTCACAGTTCAAAACGCGGCAGCAAGAGTTTCCGATAGATTCCGTCGCTTAGAACAGGAACTTCCAAGCATTTCAACGGGTGCAACATTTAGCGAAGAACTTGCAAAACGAGTCACACCAGATCAAGAAGAAAATGGTGATGACTTGGTTATCAAGAGACTGGCTCAAGTCTTTATGTTCTTAGGAGGTTCGGACAATGCAGGTGATGGACTTCTAATTACTCCTGATCAAGCCATTACTGACGCAATGGAGTTTTTGGAAAGCCAAACTTTCTTCGTTGGAGGAAGCCGTCAGTACTACGCAAATACACCAATCCAAATTGAAGACACTCGTAGAGTTTCCACAGGTGATTACACCAACAGAGACTTGGAGTTGGCTCAACGGCTGCTTGGGTCAGAGAAACCTGAGGGGCTAATTGTTGAAGGCATTGCTAAAGGTCATGTTGGAGGATTTTTGACTGAAGACATGATTGCGGAGTACTCCGAAGGTTCTGATAAATTCAAAGTGCGTGCATTTGTTCCTGCGGACAGCAGCATGACTTCATTCAGGGTTGAAATGAAAGATGACTCGTATTTGGACAATGGCTCGACGTTTAGCATTGCCCAACTGATGGCGTACAAAAAATCCTACCAACTTAAGTTGAAATATCCAAAGGGTCCGCCAGATCCAGAAAAAGTTCGACAAGGTAAAGAACTAGCCGAAACCTTGGCAATTGTAGACGCGCTTGATGACCCTAATGCAAGAGAAGAAGCAAGAAGGCAGGCATTTGCCGACGCAAACCGACGAACAGTACAACGCCGCGAGCAAGCCAAAAAAGATGCAGCAGATGAAGCAGAAAGAGAAAAAATTCAACGCGATTTTGACAACGCATTTATTGAAGAGGGCATGATTGCTCTCCTTTCTACTAGCCGTGAGGGCCGGACCATTTTGGCTGACACTCTTTCGTTGAGTGGACCAGATGTAACTGTGTTGCAACAGGTAGCCCCAGATGACTTTGGTGATCTTCAGCCCGGAGAAGTTACGCTTCCAGCCGGAGATGCACTAACTGCATTGAGGCGATTTAATGAGTCTCGGCTGCCTCAAGCAAAAGCCATCGCAGAACGAAAAGGTGGGTTGCCTGAACTGGCTCGGAGACTTTACGATAAGGACTTCCGAGGTAACCCACTGCAAGACGATAACTTTGATCTTCGGATGACTTTGACCTCTCCCGCAGCCTTGCTTGCTTACCAAGACTTGTCACAAGAAGTAAAGGAGGCATTGGGGGAAAACTTTGCGTGGATGGGCGATGCTTCAGTTCCACTGCCTGAAGTGTTTAGAGAACGGGCTTTGGTTGAGGGCAAACTAGGAACGATGGTCAGCCGACTCTTTTCTGGTCCCAATTACCTTGGGCGAGCCATTGGCGGCTCAGAAGGATCTGTTGTTGAAAGCATGATTCTTGCCAATATGATTGCAGAAGGCGACACTGAAGAAGAGATCGAAAATGTAATTCTTCGTCGCTTTGGTTACATCGAAGATGGCATGGTGCTGCCGGGAGAGCAGGGCAACTACAGAGCCAACGCTGGTCGTAGGGCTGTTCTTGTCCGCAGAATGCTGGCGGCTTCTCCTGAGGGACGAGCAGAGTTGCGTCGGGCTGAATCCCAGTTTGGAGACTCAAGTCCGAACAAACTGAAGACATACATCAACAGGGGCGAGTTCCTCACTCCAGAAGGAGAAACCGTATACGGAACCTTCCCGTTTAAGACAGAGGGTGCATACCGGGTTTACGCTGAAATGACTGATGAAGAACGGCGAATCCTTGGCAATCCGTTTTCGTTTATGGCTGATCCTCGTAGCCTGTATCCCGATGTGTTCCCACAGCCTGAACCAAAAGAGGAAGATGAATGAGTCGGTTACAGTTTGAACTAACTCGGCAGGCCACACAGCCAAGCCTTATACCTCCACCTCAACCAACTCAGCGGGAACGAGAGTCGGTAGGCATTAGCCCATCCTTGCTGACTCGTCAAGCATTGATTAGTGCAAACAATCGTGCCCCCAACTCGCCCCTTAATCGCAACATGTCATTCTTTGACAAGATTGGTCGGGCACTGCTTACTGAGACAGCGACAGCCAACGTGATTCGAGATATCTCGACTTACGGATTCTTTGATGATCGGTTTACCGAAGACCCTGACTTTTTTGTCACAGATGCAATGATGGATCGGTATGCATCAGACATTCCTAAAAACAACAGAGATCGGTTGAGGTCCGCAGGGTCTAGCAACTTTCTTGAGTTCTTGAATCAAGTCAATGACGTTCGGTTCAACATTCAGTCACGCGATCAAATGCTTCGTGGTGGTGGCTTGGAAACCTTTGGTGGTATGGCTGCAATTATGCTTGGACACGCAGCCGAACTCGTCCCCTTGACCATTGGTGCTAACTTTGTTCTTGGCCCTACGGGCAGTCTTACCACACTGGCAAACCGTGTCAAAACTGTTAACAGTGCATATCGAACGGCAATGTCGGGTCGTTCATTAGCATCTGTGGCGGCAAAGGGAACTGATCTGACTTTACGACAACAAGGTGCGATAAGAGGCTTGCAACTTATGGCTTTTGTTGATGCCCCGCGTGAAGCAATCTTGTTTTCTTCAGACAAAACACTTCGGCCTATTGACGCAATTATGGCAATCGGGCTGTCAGGCACAATCGGTGCAGGTCTTGGTTATCTAAAGCCTCGGTGGATGTTGGGCGACGTTGGTAAAACAGTACAGAGTGCAGCAGAAGAAATGGCCCGCGAAGCGGTTGCAGATGGTCTAGCAAGAGCGTTGCCTGAAGCCTCGGAAGCCATCAAAGATGTCGTAAAAGTCAATGCAAAGGCTCGTCGGTCTGCCGCTCGTCGCATGAACGACGCAAAAGTTTTTCGTGAAACTGAACTGCCCAAGATTGTTGATGAACTGGCAAAGTTGTCTGATGATGAGATTCGGGCTGCTGCACGCTCTGCTGGAATCAACCTTCGTAGGACTGTGGACAACACATCTGCGTTCCGTTCAGCCCTTGCCAAAGAACTTCGCAAAATTGATGGCATGGATGCCAAGCAACTCCGAGCATACGGTCGAAAAACTGGAGCCAAGGTTACACCTGTACAGCGAGCCAAAATCTCCCGTGACGTAGAGAACATGCCGGAAAGCACTCTTCGTGAAACGTACCGCCGTGAAATTGGTGATCCGAGTTTGCCGGGAATCCGAGGCCGTAGGGCAAAAGTCAAGAAACTCAAAGCGAACCTCAAAGAGCGGTTGATCGCTAAGGCAGAAGAAGAAGCAGCAGCCACAACACGCAAAGCAGTGCGAGATGCTGCACGGGCTAGAATTGAAAAGTCCGTGGGTCGTACTACTACTGTGCCACGTTCAATGTTTGACGTTCGCAGGAGTGTAACTAGGCGAACTCAAAATAAACGACTGAAGGACTACCTCAACGCACGACGCATTATTGATGAAACAGAAGCCACCGAAGAAATGGTGAAGCAGCAGGTCATGCGTAACCTTGAGAAAGCCACACTTAATCAACTCAAACGAGTTGCGGGTCTTCGTAAGGTTTTGAATCGAGACGAGTTGATCAATCCCAAAACTGGCAAACAGTTTTCCAAGAAAAAGCAAAAAGAAATCTTGAAGGAGCGGATTGCCGAGTGGGAGCAAAAGAACTTCAACCGTGAAGAACCATTTAGCGGCATTGATGAACTTCGGATTGATGATGACATCTTGAATCCGTTGCGTGCATCTGGTGAAGCCGCAGTTGATGGGGCCGGTGTTAAGAGAGCGATCCGCCGACAAAAAGAAAAAGCCCTTCGTGCCAAGCCCAACCAAAAAGACCCGTCAGGGGGTCCAAGTGAGCGGGGTGTCGGGCCAGAAGTATCAGTGGATGACCTTGCCGAAGGTTTGACTACTGCTCGTAAAACTGTGGATCGTAAGGGTGTACGAGAGTCAATCGCACGGTTTATCAATGGTCAACACAAAGGGGAGTGGGGTCCATCTAAGTGGTGGAGCATCATTACGGCCCCAATCTCTGCACGCTTTCAAGGATCGTCGGTTCAGGAACTTAGAGACTTTGGTCTTCTGTTCTTTGAAAACATGGGTCTTGGTCCGATGAACATCACAACAGTGGTTCGTCACCGTCACGATGCCATCCTGTACCGAATGCAGTCCAAACTGAACGAGGCTATAGAGATGGCGGCAAAGGAAGGTAGGAAACTTGATCCTGAAGAAGTCGTACGAACTCACCGGATTACTCCTGCTTCTGAACTAAAAGACCTGCCTGCACCTGAGCGTCTTGCCATTCAAGGCATTCGTGAGGTGTACGAGGATCTTGCCAAGTATGCCAAACAGTACGGAGTTCTCCCTGATGAACTGGCAGACAACCCTCAGTACTTCACTCGTATCTACAAACAAACTGAGGCTGCAAAGTACAACAAAGATGATTTGGTTAGTTACTTTGAGCGTGCAATCCTAAGCCACCCCAATGCCACAAAGTTTGGGTCTAACAAGGTTGTAACCATAGAAGGCAAAGAGATTTCTGTAGCCCGCACGGCTGCTCAACGAATCGTTGACTTCATGACGGACCCAATTGGCAAGTCAAGTTACAAGAACACCAAGGGCTGGATTGCTCGTAACAAAGAATCCTTGATGCGAGACTTGGGCAATGACCAAGAAGAACTGATTGATCAAATGCTGAAGATGGCTGGTGGTGAAATGCATGACCCAGTTGTCTCGTCAGGCCGCCGTCGTATTGCCATGAATGAAGGCTATGTCGGTGAAGCAGATATGGGCCAGTTGTCTGGTGTACGCATTTCTGACTTCTTCCAAAACGATCCAAGTCAAATTGTCTCCCAATACACTCAACGACTAATCGGTGCAATTGAGATTCGCAAGGGTTTGCAGGTCATGGCTCAAAAGCATCCCAACACATTCGGCAAACTTCCGGGTGCGGCTGATGGGTCAATGTCGGTTGACGAAGTAACAGCACACCTTTCTAAGTACGCCGACAGCAACCGAACCGCAGACTTCATTGAAGAAAATGTGTCTATGTGGTGGCGTGCTACTACTGGTATGCCCATCTACAGAGAAGCGAAAGGGTCAACTCTTCGGAGTGTGCTGTTTATGCAAAGCCTTGGTCAGTCCACTATTGGTGGGTATCTTGGCCTTGCCCAGTTGCCTGAAATCGGCAATGTCATGATTCAGAATAGTTTGCGATCTGCAATGACACAGTTTGACATTGGAGAAATGCGTAAAACCCTTTTCTTAGGTCTTCGCAGGGCTAAGGGTCTTCCCGGCCTAGAACCAGTGGATCGTTTGGGTCGAGCCTTGTACACCCATACGGCTGTGGGTATTGATTACGACAACGCCAACCATGTGATTCGCCGTCTTGACGATATGGGATTTGATGGGCACTTACGTCAAGCCTCCAAGCCTGAAAGGTTTGTGGACTGGGCACGGGAAGTGTCAATGCTGCACCCACTTGCCATTATCCCAATGGACACGTTTTTGCGACGATGGGGTGTCAAGTCAACCTTCCAGCACTTTGTAGATATTGCGTACAAGTTTGATCCTGATGCTGGCCCTGTCCTGCAAAGATCATTCTGGCGTGATGATGTTCGACGCTTTGGTCAACTGGGTATTGACGAAAACATGGCAAAACGTATTGCCAAAGAACTTCGCCGTCCAGACGTAGTTGAGGTAATCGAAACACCTTTGGGTATTCGAGCGATGGATGTCAACTTTGAAAAGATCGTGGATCAAGGTGCGTATGACGCTTTGATTCTCGGCATGCGTCGGAAGATGGACAGCCTTGTGCAGCGTCAGCAGTTTACTGATATGCCGGGATGGGTCAGCATGAACCCTGTGATCCGCTCGTTGATGCAGTTCCGAGTCTTTACCCTTGCTTCCAAATCGAAACAGTTGGCTGCTGGTATTGCTCGCGGTGATGCCACAGAAGCCGCCAATATGGTTGCATCAGCAGGCTTGGGCTACCTGTCTTACCTTGGCTTGACCTACGCCCGATCCTTCTCGGTTCCCCCAGAAGAGTTTGATGCATGGATTGCCGAACGGACCAGTTTTGAAAACACATGGAAGTCTGCGATTGTTCGTAGTAGTTACTCCAGCATTCTCCCAATGTTGATTGACACTGGAGCAATGGCAATGGGCGGTGCTGGCATCATTCCCGGCAAAGAGCCAATCTTCAACAAATACATCCGAAACACTGAAGGCAACTTGAATGTCTTGACTGGATCGGTTGCTTGGGGTATTGGTCAACGGTTTGGCTCAGTGCTTCAAGGAACGCTAGGCAACATTCTCAGTGACAAGAATGACTGGAGTAAACAAGACCTCCGAGACATTCAGGCGTTGATTCCTCTTCTCAAACTACCCGTATTGGAACAGATCATCTCTGCGGGCATCAGTAACACTAACCTCATTGATCGTGACGGGAGTACTAGTAGATAATGGCACTTTCATTCATTGAAGTAAACCCCACAACCGGTGGGCAAACAGTTTACAGCAACATCAACCTTCAGTTTGTTAGCACTGAAGACATCTTTGTGACCATCAAAAAAGCAGATGGCGAAGTAATTAACCTGACCTCGACTCAATACGAAGTCACTACCTCACCAACACTTACAGTCACGATTACTGATTCAGCAGTAAGTAGTGCTATTGTGGTCAATGACACAATCCGTATTTTCCGAGACACAGATGTATCTTCACCTGCTCGGATCTTTTCAAACGGATCGGTTCTCAAAGCGTCTGACCTCAACGCCAACCACAATCAGATTCTGTTTGCCCAGCAAGAAAACGATGAACTCGGTATTGGCGATGCGTTGCAGAAAGATGCTTCAGGTGCATTCTGGGATGCGACTAACCTAAACATTCGGAATGTTCTTGATGCTGTTGAGTCAAGCGATGCGGTCACGCTGGGTCAAGTAAACGCCGCGTTGGCTTCAGCGGGTAGCGTTCCGTCTGTACCGCAATCCTACAGCACTGCTTCTGGCACACTGTTGAATGGAGCAATCAGCGGTAGCGACACAGTTTTTGATATGACTCCGCCGCCAACCTCTGAGTTTGAGCAGACGTTCATTGTTGAAATTGATGGTGTCATCCAACGGCCCAATGATGACTACACGGTTACTACAGGAACTACGGTGGGAACACTGAGAATCCTTGGTGCTGATGTTAGAACTCAAAGCATTGTGGTCACCAACTTTGGCTTGTCTCGTCAGGTCTTTGACTTCCCATCGACTGGTCAGGCTGTTACTTCTACCACCACTCCTCTTACGCTTCAAGGCCATCCTTCGCAGACCGCCTGCATTTTCGTTGTGGAGCAAAGTGATGGCGATGACATCTTTTGTGTGAACAATGATCATGTCATTGTAAACGGCTACGGAACTACTACACCTTTCACTGTAAAGCAGAACATAGACGGTGTAACCACAATCGCAAGATTCCAAAACGCTGCTGGACAAACCGTACACCATTTCAAAGATCCCACAGAAGCAAGTGGAGGGGGGTCTGCGTTTTACGAAATCCATGATCAAAACACTGTTAATGCAGGCTTGGATCATATGTTGATTCTGCGTCGAACTGCCGTAAACGATGCCAACAACAGCGAGCGTGGTTCGTTCTTTATTTGTAAGGGCAACGACGGTGCAGGTTCCCCGTCTGGCGGTACAGGCAGAGATCTCTTCAAAATTACACAAAACGGAAAAGTAGAAATCACAGCAGTTGATGACACCATTGCTGGTGAGGAAGATAATGTAGCAGCACTATTGGTCCGCTACCACCACACCACATTAAATGATCCGGCTAATTACATCTCTTGTTTAGCAGCAAACGGTAAATCAAGATTTACAGTTGGGTATGGAAATTCTACTACTGGCCTTGGTTTTAACTTGGGAACAGGTACAGATAACACAACCACTACTGTAAATATTGGAAACCGTGATCCCGATGGAGATAACTTGCACCAACTTAGGTGTTTTGCAAAACCCGAATCAGACGGTGTAAGCGGCAATGCAAACACTGTTCCGTACTACCGATTTATTCTTCAAGGAAACAAAGCAAGCAACAATCGTCGGGGCATGTGCGAACTTAATGCAATGGCTCAAAACTCTGGTGAGGCTTTGTTGGTGCGAACTGTGTCTAGCAATAGCAACAACAGCAAACTAATTGAGTTGAACTACGACGGCAACATTCTGATTCAGGATGTCGTTAAGAACAGAACAAAAGATGCAAATTCAGTTCTCCGCAAAGATGAAGCAGGGCGTGCAGCGGACTACACAATTATTGCAAATTACACCGATCAAGTAATTGTTCAAAACACCAACAGCAGTCCATCTGGACAATCCTCATTTACAAACAGTGCGTTAGATACTAATTCTTACGCTGTTGTTCAAAGAACAAGTTTTCCCGGCACAACAATTACTGAATCAAACGGCGTCATTACAGTTCCAGCAGGAAAATATTTAGTGCGTTGCGATGTAGTAAGTAGAACTCAAGCCAACGAAACTCTAGCGTTCAGTCACACAGTTACGTTGTTAAAAGATGGGGCTGCTGTTAATTCTACTCGCACTTCGGGCGGCACACGAGTACTCAATTTAAGTCCAGATGTCCAACATGCGATGACTTTTACTTACACTGAAATACTCGATACTTCAAGTTCTGGAGCAACAACTACTTATCAATTGCAGGCTCAACACGATGGTGAAGGTTTGAATCAATTTCAAAGCCCTGCTCAAACTGTATTCCAAACAAAAGTGTTCACCTTCCACAATATTGGAGAATCTTAATGGTTACCAAAATCCCACACTCGATGACTACTGGTGTCATTGGTACAACAGACCTATGTAGTCAAACCCCATCGGGCAAGGCGGGAGCAAACTCTGGCAAAGTTGTTCAGTTGGACACTAATGGTGAAGTTCCGCCTGCTTTGCTCAGTCCTTGTATTGACCAACATCGGATTACTGTTGATCAAGCAATTACCACTTCTGCTGCTGACATTGACTCAACGTGGGAACGTGTTGATACAACTGGTCAGGGCACTACTGCTTTGCAGGTATCTCAAACATCCGGCAAGTTCTTGTTTCCTGTTACCGGAATCTACCTTGTAACTCTCCATTGTCAGATTGCACGCACTGCCAGCAACATTGATTTGATCACAG